GGACTACCCCGGCTCGCGCCCCAAAGAGGGCGGCGAGGGAGCCGGTGGTGGCGGCGCAAGTGGGGAAGATCGCTGCGCCCGGGCATTCTCCTGTGCTCTCGAAGAGGTCGAGCAGTGTGACTACTTCTCCGCAAGCGGCGGTGTTCCTCCGGCCAACACGGCGCTAACCGTCGAGCAGCGTGGCCGGTTGTTCGCCGTCGACGCGAGCGGCCAAACCGTGGGAGCGCTACCAACCAGCTTGAACTATCTCGCAGACTGCATGGCTGCGGGATTCACCTATGAAGGGCGCGTCAACTCCTCGGCATCGGCTCCAGTTGCATCGGTCAGCGTGGACTTCGCGCCCCGGACGCCATGAGTCCTAGCCAAGACCTTCTGCTGGTCGGCGAGGTCTACGTAGATTTCACCCTACCGAAGGCAGGTGCTGAAAGTAAGCTACGGCTCGGCGGCATCGTTCACGCGGCCCGCGGGCTGTGGGCAATAGACGCGAACTTTTCCGTGGCCGCTGCATGCCCCGGCTATCTGGTCGATCAGGCGCGAGCCTACCTCGAAAGCTTGGGATGCAGCGAATTTATCTGGCTGGCAGAGGTCAAGGGCGCGCCCAACGTCATGGCGATTGGCGATCCGACCGAACTCGCCGACCAAGCATATCAAGACATTCTGAGGGACGAAAAATCTGTCGAATACCGCGGAGAAGTTGACGCACTAAAGACCTTCAAAACCTGTCTGATTTTCCCTGGAAAGTACGACCTCACGGTCCTGAGATCCCTACTTGCCGAGGATGTTCAGGCAAGCTTCGATATCGCCTATGATCTCCCGGACCTTCGATCGCTCTCATCGTTCAAGGGAAACATTGCCGCCGTAGTGACTTCTACATCGTCTCCAATGTTCCTCGAGAAAGCGTCGGAGGATATGTCCAGCCTGCTGGCTGATTTGCGCGATCTGTCGCCGCAAGCCATTCTTCTGAAGGAAAATCGCGGCGGCAGCCGTGTGTTCGATCTTCGCGGTGACAAAGTCGACGAGATTCCGGCGCTCCTCGGCGAAACCGTCAACTCAGTCGGTGTATTCAGCGGTTTTCGCGTCCATGCTGGATGGCGCCGTCTTTGATGCCGGATGGAAGGCAGCGCGCGCTGCAACGTGCTATGCCCAGACGACCTACCCCGACGACTTCAAAAGAGATGTCCAGCGCAGCCTCGCGCTCTCCATCGACCAAATGCGCGGCTTGGGCGGAACATTTCTGCCTTGGCATGCACGGCCGGACTTTCAGATATACTTCGCCGCTCCCGATTTTTCCTACGTCGACCGCACGCACCTCGAAGAAGCACTTCGGGCGCTCGCCTATCATAATTTTCGGATTCGCCGCCCGGTACAAGAGAACGGAGAGCTAACACCGCAAAGCTCGATGCATGAAATGCGAGCCGCATATCTGGGTGATTTTGGCCTTCTCGAGGAGTGTGATCTTGTTTTTGCACTGCCTCTGGAGCGCGATCCTGGCACACTCGTTGAAATTGGCCTGGCTCTTGCATTGAAGAAGCCTGTGATCACCTTTGATCCGCTCAAAGAGAATACCAACACCATGGTGATGGCGGGTAGCACGGTCTATTCGGGCAAGCTCGATAGCTGCCTAAACGGCCTCTTCGAAGTTATGTCGAGACTAAGGGCGACGCGTTCATGAAGAAGGCTGTCGTCATGGTCTCTGGCGGACTCGATTCAACGACGGTCTGCTATCTGCTGGTCAACGAAGGGACAGAAGTTCATCCCATCTTCTTCGATTATGGCCAACACTGTGCCGAGACAGAATGGGCGAAGGTTCAGGAAGTCCTCCCGCAGGAGGCGATGCCGCCAGAGCGGCTGAGTATCTCGGACATCTTCAAGGGCTCGCCCTCACGGATGATCGTGGAAGCGGACCTTTGGAAAGAAGCCGTCTCTGATGATGACCTGTACCTCCCGTACCGGACGATGCTGTTCTTCGCTGTGGCCGCGGCTCGCGCCCAGACGCTTCGGATCCTCGACGTGTATTCGGGCTTCATCAACAGCAATCATGCCAAGGAAATAGACTGCAGCACCGAGTTCATGAATGGCCTCGAAGAGCTCTCACGTGGTGTCGGCGCTGTGCGCTTCCATGCGCCCTTCCGCGAAAAGACCAAGGCCGACGTCGTCCGACAAGCGCTGGAGCTTGGGGTACCTATCGGCCGAACCTTCTCCTGCCAGGCGTCAAGTTCGTTTCCTTGCGGGGCCTGCCCCAACTGCGTAGAGAGGCTGAATGCCTTGGCAGAAGCTGGCATCGCGTAGATGGGAAAAATAGAAGTGGCGGAAAACCTGAACAATTCAGACGCTTTGTATGCCGCCCGGCGCATTGCCGACCATGCTGTACGAACCGGTGTTCTGGGATCGCGCGTCTCTTGCAGACCCGTCTACCAGCACATGGGCGCGGTACTTGCTGACTCGGTCCTACAAGCCGGGCTGAACTACGCAAAAGTTGTGAAGCCCCGTATTGCCTCCATTCTTAGAACTTTCCCGCACGCCACAACCATGAACATCTTGGTAGGGGTGATCGAGCAAGAGGGAAGCCCAAAGTTCCTGCAATGGGAGCATCGGGAGAAGGTGTCACGCTTTGACAATCTGGTCGCCTTTATGGCCGATGCGGAAATCGACAGCACATCCGAGCTGAGCAGGGCGCTACGGGACAAAAGCTTTCGGATGGATATCCGGCACGTAAGAGGGGTTGGCCCAAAAACCGTTGATTACATGGCCTGCCTCGTGGGTGTGGACTGCATCGCTGTCGATCGTCACATCCGGGGCTTTGCTGAGCTTGCCGGATTGGAGGACGAAAGCTACGATTATCTCCGCGAAGTGTTCAGCTTTGCGGCGGACCTCTTATCCATCTCTCGACGTGAATTTGATGCGAGTATCTGGCGCTATCAGTCAGAACAAACCACTCGACAACTATCACTTGAGTTCATGCAGTAGCGTTTGGTGTCTTCGCCTGCCTAAGCGCGCCGTTGGGATCAAGCCGACCTCAACCTTCGGAACCCCAAATGCCCACCCTTCGCGAAACCATTCTCACCGCGCTGCATGCGCGGCTCTCGGCGCTGCCCGCCACCGCGCTCCGCGGCGACGTGCTTCCCGAGCGTGTGCCGGCCGGAGGACTGCTGATCCTGCGCGACGGCGAGCCGGGGGAGCCCGAGGTGACGCTATCGCCCCTGCGCTACCACTACCAGCACCGCGCGGAGATCGAGGCGGTCGTGCAGGGCGCCGACCGTGACGCCACCTTCGACACGCTGACCGCCAGCATAGGCGCGGCGATCGCTGCCGACCGCACCCTCGGGGGCCTCTGCGACTGGGTCGAGGCGGAGGCGCCGCGCCCGGTCGATCTGCCGGTCGAGGGCGCTGCGAGCCTGAAGGCGGCCGTGATCCCGGTGGTGCTGCACTATTCCACGGCCGATCCACTCGGCTGATCCCGACAACCCGAGGAGAACACCATGGCACGAGCCCAGGGGGCGCGGGCGCTGATGGCGCTTGCGTTCGAGACGACCTATGGAACGCCGCCCGCGGGCGGCTTCACCCGCATATCCTTCGCCAGCACCTCGCTCGGCGCAGAGCAGCCGCTGCTGAACTCGGAACTTCTCGGCTACGGCCGCGATCCGCTGGCACCGATCAAGGACGCTGTGACAGCGGACGGCGATGTCGTGGTACCGCTTGATGCCGAGGCCTTCGGCTTCTGGCTGAAGGCGGCGTTCGGCACGCCCACGACCACGGGCGTGGAAGCGCCGTACACCCACGAGTTCCAGTCGGGGTCCTGGACGCTGCCCTCGATGTCGATCGAGACAGGCATGCCGGAGGTGCCGCGCTATGCGATGTACTCGGGCTGCGTGCTCGACCAGATCACCTGGCAGATGCAGCGCTCAGGCCTGCTGACGGCAACGGCACGGCTGGTGGCGCAGGGCGAAACGGTGGGCACCACAACGAGTGCAGGCACACCGGCGGCGCTGGAGCTGAAGCGTTTCGGGCATTTCAACGGGGCGATCACCCGCAACGGCACCGCACTCGGCAACGTGGTCTCGGCAGAGATCACCTATGCCAACAACCTCGACCGGATCGAGACCATTCGCTCGGACGGTCGCATCGATGGCGCGGACCCCTCCATCGCGGCGCTGACCGGCCGGATCGAGGTGCGCTTCGCCGACCAGACGCTGGTGACGCAGGCGATCAACGGCGAGGCCTGCGAGATGGAGTTCGCCTACGTCCTGCCCTCGGGTGAGAGCTTCACCTTCACCGTGCACGCCGTCTACCTGCCGCGCCCGCGCATCGAGATTTCCGGGCCGCAGGGCGTCCAGGCGACCTTCGACTGGCAGGCGGCGCGCGACAGTGTGGTTGGCCGGATGTGCACAGCAACCCTGATCAACGACATCGAGGTATACTGAAAATGCTCACGCTCGACCTGACCAACGCGCCCCGCTGGCATGAACTCGCGCCAGGCGTCCGGGCTCAGCTGCGCCCGCTGACCACGGCGCTGATGGTGGCGACGCGCAGCGATCCCGCCGTCGAGGCGGTTCCGGAGAAGGCTTCCGACGAGGAGCGCGCGGTCGCCTTCGCCAAGGCGCTGGCGCGGCGGGCCGTGTTGGCCTGGGAAGGCATCGGGGATGCCGACGGCAAGCCCATCGACCCGGGCCCCGAGGCTATCGATGCGCTGCTCGATGTCTGGCCCATCTTCGAAGCTTTCCAGCTGACCTACGTCTCGAAGGGCCTGCTGCTGGAACAGGAAAAAAACGCCTCCGCGCTCTCGCCGAATGGTCCTTCGGCGGGGGCGAGCGATACTGCGAAGCCTGTGCGCAAGCCTGCCCGGACTGCCCGGCGCGGCTGAACCGCCCGGAAACGCTGGAGGGCTGGCAGGTCTGGGATCTGGTCGGCCGGCTCGGCGGTCAGCTGCGTGTCCTGCCCGGCGCGGTGATCGGCTGGGACATGTCGGCGGCGCTGGCGCTCGGTGACGCGCTCGGCGTGCCGCCGCTCGCCATGGCCGAACTGCTGCCCGTGATCGAGGCG